GATGAAGCTACAAGACTTCCAATACATACCTGTTTAATGTATTTGGAATATATAAAGGATAAAACAAATTTAGAGAATGCTTTAATAAAAAGAGCACATAAAAAATAGATATGACACAAGTATATGACTTATTAGACAAGTTAAAGGACGAATTAAGATTAAATAAGCACGTTAATAGTGTTAGTTTCGGAGATATTACTGAAATTAACCTAAATAAGACAGATATATTCCCTTTAACACATTTAAACATCTCAAATGCTGTAATAAGCTCAAATACTATCACTTTTACACTTCAAGTACTATGTGCAGACATATTAGACTACAATAAACAGGATTATAGCTATGATTTGTTCTATGGCAACGATAATTTACAAGATATAATGAATACGCAGTTGCAAGTAGTCAATTTAGTGTACTCTAAGCTAAAAAGAGGTACTTTAAGAACAGAATTGCTACAAGTGGACGACAATATCTCTGTTCAGCCATTTAAAGACAGATTTGAGAATGAATTAGTAGGATGGGGAGCTGATATAGACATAATAATGAGAAATGATATAAGTATCTGCTAATGGACTCTAGTTTTATAACAATAGCACTTAAAAGACTAGGCGACCAAGTTGTAGATAGACTTCAGCAGCAGTTAGATACAGATGATACTGTAGCTAGTGGTAATTTGTCAAGAAGTATTAAAGGAAAAGCAGTAGGTAACGCTTTAACAGTTACTATGGCTGGTTATGGTGGAGCTATAGATGAAGGTATTCGTAAAGGAGGTAGACCAGCTAACGGATACAGAATAAAAGAGTGGTTAAAAGTCAAAGGTATACGTCTTAGAGACAATACTACTGGCAGATACCTTAAACAGACAGATTATAATTACAATAAGATATCGTTTCTTATTGGTAGAAGTATAGCTAGAGATGGAATAATAAAAAGATTCGGATATAAAGGAAGTAATTTTATAGACAGAGCAATAAACAACACATTAGATGAATTTGATGATGCTATATTAGAAGCATTTAATAAGGAACTAACAAAAGAATTTGATAAAATAAAAACAAATGGCTAAAATAAACGTAAGAAGTCCTTACTTCGTAAACATATCATCTAATAACCTGACAAGTGCAACTATTGAAATTTTAATATACACAGGTGCAGCAAATACAACTTGGCAAGGAAGTCCACAATATAGTTTAAGCTCAACAGCTATAAACAATAAAGTCAATTTTGATATATCAGAACTTATAAAGGACTATATACCAGCAGCATTCAATGGGGTATATCCAGACAAGTTAGATGCTACGGATGATTATACTACAATGTATGTTGATTATCAAATTACATTATTTATAACAGGAGGAAATACACAATCTCTATCTTTAGGAAACAGAGCTTTTTATGCTTATGGCTACTTTGAAGATGGTGCAAATCCTCAATTATTGCAAGGTTACTTACAATCTAATAATGTTATACTAAAAAAAGATGATGCTCCTATAAGAATACCAGTAGATAGTGAAAACACTAACTCAGTAGCTTTCTTTTATCAAGGGCAACAAGTATATTCTTGGCTTCCTTCTACTAATCTTGAAATACAAGACCAAATTGTTTATATAAGCAACGGAGTTAATGGAGCAGATAGCTTTGAAGAAAGAGTAGAACTAGATGGAGGTACATTTGAGGATAATGCTTGTATTGACCAATTTGAAGACGACTTTGAATTACATCCTGTAGATACAGTTTATGTATCAGCAGTAGATGGTTTAACAATAATTAAAGTAGATAATATAGAAGAATGTAAATACACTCCCTACAAGGTCACGTTTATCAATAAGTTCGGTGCTTATCAAGATATATGGTTCTTTAAGAGAAGTAACCTTAGTATGACTAAGAAAGATGAGATGTTTAAGTCAAATATAATAAATAATGGCTCTTATAACACTTATCAACATCAATATGAGACTTTTCACGTTAATGCTAAAGAAACTTTAAGTTTAAATACAGGATTCTATCCAGAATCTTACAATGAGGTATTTAGACAGATGTCTTTAAGTGACAAAATATGGATAGAGTACAAAGAAAAGACTTTACCAGTTAGATTAACCTCATCTAACCTATCATTCAAGACTAGATTAGATGATAAGCTAATAAATTACACAATAGAACTAGAATTTGCATTTGATAAGATAAACAACGTAAGATAATATGCGTAGAGAAGTAGAAATATATATAAATACAGCAGGATTTGGTGAAACTGTAACTTATAAGCGATTAGACATCTTTTCAGAAGAATCTATCAACATAACTAACTCAATACAGGATATTAGAGACATAGCTAAGGTATTTACTGACTATTCTCAGCAATTTAGCTTACCTGCTAGTTCTCCTAACAACTTAATCTTTAAACACTACTATAATTTTGATATTATAGGTGGTTATGATGCTAGAGTAAAGAGAGAAGCTTTAATAAAGATAAATGGAGAGGATTATAAGAAAGGATTTCTTAGTTTAAATAGCGTAAGCATGAAAAACGGAGTTGCTTTTGCTTATAAGGCTGTATTTTATGGTAAAACAGTAAATCTTAACTTACTTTTTGGTGATGATGAGTTAGATGACTTAGCTTCTTACTCAGATGCATATTTATCTCAATTTAATCAACTATATACTGCTTCGGTAGCAGAAACAGGCTTTACGGATGGCTATAATCTAGTTTCAGGCTCTTTGCAGGTAAATAACATCGGTAGTACAGCAGGTGATTTATGTTATCCTTTTATAAGTGGTAATTCTCATTATTACTACGACTCTCAACATGATTCAGGACCTCCTTTAAGAGAAGATGTTGTGTCTAGGAACGTAGCTTCTTCTTCTGGAAGTGCTCAACATCCAGCAGGAATATCTTTAATAGATTTAAAACCAGCTATTAGATTATATCACATAATTTTAGGGATAGAAGATAAATATGGCATAACATTCTCTAAAAACGGAACAAATGACTTTTTTAGTACGTCTAATGCTTCATTCTATGAGTTATATCTATGGTTGCATAGAGAAAAAGGAGATTTATCTTCACAAATAGCAATAGCTTCTTTTGAATTGTTTTTAAATCAATATACTTTTGCTACAGGGTCTTCTGACCCTAGAAGTAATTCTAATACTGAATTAGTAGCATCTATCGTATATGATGCAGGAGATACTATAGAAACTTATTATGAGTATGTTATAAATGTCACTCCTTCTGGTTCGGGTGTATATACATTAGAGTTATTTGATTCAGTTTCAGGAGAAGTTATAGGTACTTCAGAGCATTCTGGAGACGGAGTTCCAGTATCTAGGACTTTTACATTAAGAAAAGACGCTTTTACTGGATTTGGGACACAAGTATTTAAACCTGTTCTTAGAGTAAAAACAGAAGATGCAGGTATATCAGGAATACAGGTAAATGGACTTACTATAAATGTAGAGATTGAAGACCAAGATGGACCTAGTGGTGGTTACGCTGCAACATATACTTTTAACAATGGAGGTTCAAATGGTATTTTTGTGGAATTAAATGTAGTTGATAATATGCCTAAGATGAAAGTAATAGATTTCTTAACATCTGTATTTAAGATGTTTAATCTAACTGCTTTTTATGATGGAGAAACAATTAAAGTAAGAACATTAGACAAATTTTATGATGAAGGAACAACTTATGATGTAAGTCAGTATATACACGCTGACAAACATACTGTAGATAAAGCGAATATATATTCTAGGATAGATTTTGAATATCAGGAAGCGTCTACTTTTGCTATAGTAAACAGTAATGAGATAACTAATGACGAGTTTGGTAATGAAAGATTAAACAACTCTTCTACCTCTATAAGTAATCCTTTAGCGTTTGACGGAGGAACATATACGGTTAAATTAGGATTTGAACACGCTATGTATGAAAGAATGACTGACCAAGAAGATGAAACAGATACTACTGTACAATGGGGATGGATGGCTAGTAAAGACCAAAACCCAGTACTAGGAAAACCTTTAGTTTTTTATTGTATTAAATCAGATACAGATGCTATTTATACTAGTGGTGGGGATGACTTAGACCAATACATAAGACCAGCAAATACTTTAACAACAAGTGCGTCTACTAAATTACAGACTATTCACTTTGGAGAGGAAACAGATGAGTATTTTGCAGAAATAAACCCAAATAGCCTGTTTAACAATTACTACTTTAACTATATAGTACCTATATACAATGAAAAGTCAAGATTATCTAAGTTTGAAGCTACATTACCTTTAAGATTAGTTACTAAGTTACAATTAAACGATAAACTAATTATATCAGGTAGAAGCTATAAGATAAATAGAATACAGATGAATATAAATACTGGTAAGGCTACATTAGAATTAATAAACGAAGTATAATGATAAGAGAGATAATAGATTTATTAGGAACATCTGATTGGGATGTTAAAGACGAAGATATAAATATAGCTAAAGGTAAATATTTAGCACCTACTAATTGGAAAGAATTAAAAAACGCAATAAAACGAAATAAATAATGGCAACAAGTTCAAGTGTAGTAAAAGAAATAAAAATAATTGTTAATGGAGGTCAAGCTACAGCTTCAATAAATGGTGTTACTGTAAGTACTAAGAAACTAAACTCTGAGTTAGTAAAACTATCTCAAAATGCTGGTAAAGGAAAAGCAGCTTCAGGAGCAACTGGTGGAGCTACTGCAACAGTACTAGAACTTGGTAGAACTATATCAGATTCCAACTACGGAATTAGAGGTATGGCGAATAACCTTTCGCAATTAGCATCTAACCTTGTATTTACTACTAGAGCAGCAGGAGGATTAGGAGCTGGAATAAAAAGTATATGGTCAGCAATGATGGGTCCTTTAGGTTTAGTATTGGCATTTCAAGGATTTATAGCTTTATTGGAAAAATCTTCTATAGAGAGTCAAAAAGCAGGTGGAGCAGCAAAAGACCTTTCTGATGAGCTTATTTCTGTCGGAGAAAGTGTAGCTAAATCAGCTTCTTTCCTTAAAATATTTCTCAGAGAATTTGAGAC